TATGAATGTTAATGATTTAATACCATATATAAATAATCCAAGAATTAATGACGAGGCAGTTGATGTAGTAGCAGCAAGCATAAAAGAATTTGGGTTTAAAAATCCTATATTAATTGATAAAGAAAATGTAATAATTGCAGGGCATACAAGGTTAAAGGCAGCGAAGAAGTTAGGATTAAAAGAAGTGCCTACTATAAAGATTGAAGACTTAACAGAAGCGCAAATAAAAGCTTTTAGGATTGCAGATAATAAAACAAGTGAATTTTCGGAATGGGACTTTGAACTATTAGAGATAGAGCTAGAAGGCTTAAATGACGAGTTTACGGGTTTTGACATGAAAGAACTAGATGATATGTTTTCTGATGATGAAGAAGTAATAGAAGTAGAGGAAGATGATTTTAATAAAGAACCACCTGAAGAATTAATAAGCAAAAAAGGAGATATATGGCTGCTAGGAAATCACAGGTTAATGTGCGGGGATGCGACAAAAAAAGAAGATGTGGAGCGGTTAATGGACGGGAAGAGGGCAGATATGGTGTTCACAGACCCGCCTTATGGCATGAAAAAGGAAAAAGATGGAGTATTAAATGATAACCTAAACTATGATGACCTTTTAGAATTTAATAAAAAGTGGATACCGCTGTCATTTGACAACTTGAAAGAGAACGGTAGCTGGTATTGTTGGGGAATGGATGAGCCATTGATGGATATATACAGTGAAATATTAAAACCTATGATAAAAGAGAATAAAATAACATTTAGAAATCTTATAACTTGGGATAAAGGGCACGGACAAGGGCAATTATCCGAAGATTTTAGAATGTATGCAATTGCAGATGAAAAATGCTTATTTGTGATGTGTGGGGTACAAGGCTTTAATAATAATAGTGATAATTATTTTGAAGGATGGGAGCCGGTAAGAAGTTATTTAGAAAAAGAAATAAAAAAAATAGGTGAAAGCGACCAAAAAATAGCAAATGCACTTGGTTATAAAGATGGAAGAACTGTAAACCATTGGTGGAGCAAATCACAATGGAGTTTTCCAACAGAAGAAAACATTAAAGCATTACAATAATATGCAAAAAGTAAAGGAATAAGTATTTTTGAAAATGTAAATGGAATAAAAGCAGAGTATGAAAAAATAAAAGCAGAGTATGAAAAAATAAAAGCAGAGTATTATTCAACAAGAGCATATTTTAATAACACACATGATAACATGAATAATGTGTGGCATTTTGACAGAGCAGGCAAAGAAGAAAGAGAAAGCGCAGGAGGACACGCAACGCCAAAGCCTATCGCATTATGTGCAAGAGCAATTAAGACAAGTAGTAGAGAAGGAGAGATTGTTCTTGATTTATTTGGCGGTAGTGGTTCAACCCTTATCGCCTGTGAGCAACTCAATAGAATCTGCTACATGATGGAACTAAGTGAAAAATATGTTGATGTGATAGTAAATAGATATATAAAGTTCACAGGGTCAGATGAAGATGTATTTTTAATTAGAGATAGAGAAAAAATACCTTATAAAGAAGTTAAAAAAAATGAGTAGCTTTAGAGTTAATGGTATATAGATAAGAGGTGGTGATATGAGGTGAGTAGAAAGAAAGGACCAGGCAAATACCACGATTGGATAACAGAAGAAGGCTTATTGAAAATAGAGGGATGGGCAAGAGATGGGCTTACAGATGAGCAAATAGCGCATAATATAGGCATAGCACCTTCTACTTTGTACGAGTGGAAAAAGAAATACAACATAATTGAAACTATGCTATTTATATGATATAATACATATGTGGGATAGCCCGACGGGGCGAAAGCAAGGTATTCCGAACCTTGTTTCCCGCAAACATAAAATCGGATAACACTACGGAGGTGTATTTGTTATGAAAAAAACTAAAAAAGGGAACAAGAAATACAGCTATTGGTTATCAGAGGAAGGACTAACAAAGTTGACTAATTGGGCTTTGGAGTCTTTGTCAAATGCAGAAATAGCAGAAAAAATGGATATACATCCATCCACGCTATATGAGTGGCAAAACAGATTTGAGGATATATATTCTGCTTTAATGCACGGGAAGTACCCAGAGATGGCACTGCATAAGGTGGAGTGCAAAAAAGTAACTACTGGACTAGCTAGTAATGGGAAGGTTGTAAGCGAGAATTGGTTTCTTAGAGGCGGCACAAGGGTATATAGATGCAGTATATGTAAAACGTTTGTGCCACTGAATGAATATATACCTAGTGGCTACAGGTGCAGTTCATGCGACAGAGAAATGAGCAGAGAATACAGAAGCACACTCCAAGGCAAAAGGGTTAAAAAAAGATATGCTAAAAAATATTATAAAGACAATAAAGATAAGGTTTATAGGGCAGTATACAGGAGACATAATAAAATCAAAAATAACATTTATAACTATACAGCAACCCAATGGGATAAAACATTGAAATATTTTAACTATGAATGTGCCTATTGCGGATGCACAGATGAACTAGAAAGAGAACATATAATTCCTGTGTCCAAGGGTGGGCATTACATTAGGCAGAATATAGTTCCAGCGTGCAGAGCGTGTAACGTTAGCAAATTAGATAAAGATATGGAACGATGGTACAGACAACAAGAGTTTTTTAGTGAAAAAAGATTAAAAAAAATATATGATTGGGCAAATGTTGATGATGAAACACAACAGATAGCATTATTTTAGCTGTCTGTTTTTTATTACATTAAACTTAATGTATTTAGTGATTGTGTGGTGGTGATATGAGCGTAGGCAGAAAAGGGAAATACCATGACTGGATAACAAAAGAAGGACTATTGAAGATTGAGGGATGGGCTAGAGATGGTTTAACCGATAAGCAAATAGCCCATAATATCGGGATAACAGAACAAACATTAAATAACTGGAAAAAGAGATTTCCTTCATTATTTGAGGCCTTAAAAAGAGGTAAAGAAGTAATTGATAGGCAAGTTGAAAATGCTTTACTAAAAAGAGCATTAGGTTATGAGTATGAGGAAGTTAAGCAGATTATAGAGAAAGATGAGAAGGGCAAGGATAGAAAAAGAATAGAAAAGACAATCAAGCAAGTTATCCCTGATACAGCAGCACAGATATTTTGGCTAAAGAATAGAAAGCCACATGTGTGGAGAGATAGAAGAGAGATAGAAACAAATGAGGAAGAACTAAGAAAGCTTGACAAACTAATCGAGGCGATTGATAATGCAGCTAAAAGGTAGGGGGTAGTCTTATGATTGAAAATAAAATATGCAATAAATGCAGAAAAGAACTTCCCATGACTAAAGAGTTCTTTTATAGCGATAAAGGGAAAAAAGATGGACTATCCACTTTTTGTAAGGAATGTAAAAAGCAAAGCTCCTTGAACACTTATTACAAACATAAAGATAAGTATAGAGAGCGCAAGTCAAAGTATGGAAAAGAATACTATCAAAAACATAGGGATTACTATTTAGAGGTTAATGCACAGTGGCGGAAGAATAATAAAGAGAGAATGAAGGAAACACATAAAGAATGGTACGAGAAGAACAAAGAAGATAAGTTAGAAAAAAATAGACAATGGATAAAAGAAAATAAGGAATATCACAATGAATTGAAAGAAAAATGGAAGCAAGAAAACCCAGGGTATCATAAAGAATATAGAATTAAAAATAGAGATAAGATGCAGAGAGCCAGTCGGCTATGGATGAAAAACAACCCAGAAAGGGCTAAGATAATAAGGGCTAATGCTAAAAATAGAAGAAGGGCCAGAGAGGAAAAAGTAGAAAGCACATTAACATCTGATGAATGGGAAAGCATATTAAAGAAATATAATTATAGGTGTGCATATTGTGGAAGTGGCGAAAAAATAGAAATGGATCATGTGGTGCCAATATCTAAGGGTGGTGGACATACCTTTGAAAACGTAGTGCCTGCTTGTAGAAGTTGCAATGCATCTAAAAGCAATAAGGATTTGGATGAGTGGTCAGGCTATAAGGAGGTGGTTGAGTAGTGGGTTTATCCTTATCACCAAAGCAAAAGGAATTTTGGCTTAGCGCTAATAGAAGATGGAATATTAAAAGTGGCGCCACAAGGTCAGGGAAAACCTACCTTTGAATTTGATTATTTCATTATACCTAGAAGGATAAGAGCGACAAAAGGACAAGGCTTGATTGTAATACTAGGAAATACCAAAGGTACCATTGAAAGAAATATCCTGGAACCAATGAGGAATATTTATGGACCTAAATTAGTGGGCAATATTTCAAGCAATAACACAGTTAGGTTATTTGGGAAAAAGGTATATGCTCTAGGAGCAGATAAGAAAAACAGGGTAGAGGTAATTCAAGGTGCAGGGATAGAGTACTGTTATGGTGATGAGATAACCACATGGAGCGAAGAAGTATTTCAGGTACTTAAATCAAGATTGGATAAACCTAATAGTTGTTTTGATGGCACATGTAACCCTGACCATCCCAATCACTGGTTTAAAGAATTTCTAGATAGTGATGCTGATATATATCATCAGCATTACATAATAGACGATAATCCTTTTTTAGATTCCTTCTTTGTTGAACAAATTAAAAAAGAATATGCAGGTACGGTTTACTATGATAGATTTATCTTAGGTAAGTGGACTAGAGCAGAGGGAGCTATATACAGATTCTTTGCAGATGAACCTGAAAGATATGAAATATCTGTTAAAGAAGCTCAAGAAAAACTATATCAAGAAATAACTGTTGGCATTGACTTTGGAGGTAATAAGTCTAAACATGCATTTGTAGCAACAGGAATTACACCAAAGTATCAAGAGGCAATAGTGCTAGTATCAGAAAGACATGAAGCAGAGGTGGATCCTGAAGAACTCAATAAGTTATTTATAGATTTTCTAAAAAGAGTAATTGCAATGTATGGAAGAGTGGACTATGCATACCCTGATTCAGCAGAGCAAGTTTTAATTCGAGGATTCAAAACTGCAGTAAGAAAAGAAGGATTAGATATAATAATACGAGATGCAAAGAAAATTGAAATAGTAGACAGGATTAGGTTAGTATCTGCTTTGATTTCACAAGGCAGATTTTTTTATACCAAAGATGCATATACGGTTAGGGATGCACTTAGTGAAGCTGTATGGGATGAAAGTAAAAACGAGGATATAAGACTTGATGATGGTACAACAGACATAGACACACTAGACGCACTAGAATACAGCATAGAAAGGAATGCTAGAAGATTCATGAGAATGAGGTGATACCTTGCTAGATAAGATAAGGCAGGTGATAAGTAGATTGTTTAAGAAAAAGGATATAAAAGATGCAACTGGTATTGAAGTAGCAGTATCAGAAGATATGTCTAGGGCTATAGCCTTATGGACAGCAATGTATGAGGATAAAGCTCCGTGGGTAGATAATGATAAAGTTAAGTCTATGAACTTGCCAGCAACAATAGCTAATGAAATAGCTAGGCTGGTTACTCTAGAGATGAAGTCAGAGGTAGTAGGGAATGATTATCTTAACGAACAATATCAAAGGGTTATGAAAGATATAAGGACAGTAGTAGAATACGCAGCAGCAAAGGGAGGACTAATATTTAAGCCTTATGTAGATGGAGATAAAATTGCAGTTGATTATGTGCAGGCGGATCTGTTCTTTCCTACAAAATATGATTCGAGTGGAAATATAACAGGTTGCATCTTTGTAGACAGAAAGAAAAAAGGCAGTGTTATATATAGTAGGCTAGAACAGCATGAACTAGTGGAAGGAGGCTATAGAATAACAAACAGAGCCTATAAAAACACAGTAGGGGACGATAGCTTAGGAAATAGGGTTCTACTTACTGCTGTAGAAGAGTGGAAAGACCTATCACCAGAGGCATTTATACCAGATGTAGAAAAACCTTTGTATGGCTATTTCAAAATGCCTATGACGAACAATATAGATACACGCTCACCATTAGGGTGTTCTATATATTCTAGAGCAGTAAACCTTATTAAAGAGGCAGACAAGCAATATTCTAGAATCCTTTGGGAATATGAGGGCGGTGAATTAGCAATAAATGCAGCAGCTGATTTATTTAAAGCAAATGGGGAACTACCGGAAGGTAAAGATAGGCTATATGTAAAGATAGATACTGACCAAGAAGATTTTTTTGAAGAATGGAGTCCTCAGATTAGAGACCAGTCTTTATTCAATGGCCTAAATAGACTGCTTCAAAGAATAGAATTTGCCTGCGGATTAGCTTATGGTACTTTATCAGACATGCAAATGGTAGCCAAAACAGCAACAGAGATAAAAGCTAGCAAACAAAGGACCTACTCAACAGTATCAGACATACAAAAAAGCCTTGAACATGCCTTAATTGACTTAGTTTATGCAATGAATGTATGGGCAAGATTATATGGGTTGGGTAGCAGCGAAGATTATGAAGTTAGCTTTGAGTGGGACGATTCATTAGCAATGGACATGGAAACAGAATACAACTTAATGCTTAGAGAAGTATCAGCTGGCATATTAAAGCCTGAATACTACCTAAAGAGACGATATGGCGTTACTGACGAACAGCTTAAAGAGATGATGCCGGAACCTTTCGATGATGGTGTTGGAGATGATGAATAATGCTAACGCCAGAATACTTGGATAAGCTGCCTGATCATGTAGTTAATATTCTCCTTGACCTTGAAGATGAAATCATAGCAGACATTGCCAGAAGAATATCAGAAAATCTGCAGCTAACAGAGACAGCAGAGTATCAGATTGAGATGCTTTATAGAATGGGATATGACATAGAACAAATTGAAAAGAAAATAGCAAAGGCGATGAACATATCAGAAAAAAAGCTAGAAGAAATTCTGAAAGAAGCTGCAGAAACTTCATATGAGAATGAAAGGCTCATATACAAAAAAGGCGGCAAGATTTTACCGCCAATTGATGGCAACCCTAGAATCATAGATTTTATAGAAGCAACAATAAGGCAGACAAGAGGCACATTCAGGAACTTAACCAATACTGCAGGCTTTGTATCTGGCAATCAATTTATGAAAGCATCTGAGTTTTATAGAAACACATTAGATTTTGCAGTATGGGAATTAGGTACCGGTGCTTTTGATTACAATACAGTTTTAAGAAAAGCAGTAAAGACTTTAGGAGATAGTGGTATTAGGACAATAGACTATAAAAGTGGCAGGAGATATCACATAGAATCTGCAGCAAGAATGACAATATTAACTGGTACATCACAGATAACAGGGTATATAAGCGAATTTAATGCTGATTTAATGGGGCAGGATTTAATGCAAATAACAGCACATTTTGATGCAAGGCCTTCACACGCAGTATGGCAAGGCCAAGTAGTCAGTAGAAGCGGAAGGAGGGGATATTTAAGTTTAGAGGACATAGGGTATGGAGAGCCGGACGGCTTTAAAGGTGTAAACTGTAGGCATGATTGGTATCCATACTTTGAAGGCATATCACCACCATTGCCTAAAATAGATTATCCTAAGCCATTTACTTACAAAGGCAAGACATATGATGCCTACCAAGCAAGCCAAAGGCAAAGATATATGGAAAGACAGATTAGAAAGACTAAAAGACAGATTATTGCATATGAAAACGCAGGACTAGAAGATGATGCAACTAGTGCAAGGATAAAGCTAAGAAGGCAAAGAAAAGAGTATGAAAATTTTAGTAAGGCAGCAGGGCTAAGAGCTAAGTACGAAAGAACTCATGTCTATAAATAACATTGTCCTAGGCAAGACGTTAAAAGGTCTATTTTTATGCTTAAAATTACGCAAGCCAGGGCGATATACTGGCACATCACGAGAAGCAACCTCGTATAAAAGCGTAGATGGAAAGGAGAGATTGAAACATGAAAAGAGAGTTTTTAAAAGATTTAGGACTAACAGATGAGCAGATAGAGAAAGTCATGGCTGAACATGGTAAAGGCATAGAAAAATTTAAAGAAGATTTAGATGCAGCTAACACACAAATTGAGACATTAAAGGAGCAGCTAAATACAGCAAATGAAACGATAGAAGAATTTAAAGGAATGGATATAGAAGCAATCAAACAAGCTGCAGAGGACTATAAAGCCAAGTATGAAAAAGCAACACAAGAAGCAGAAGAAAAGCTAAACAAGGTTAAATTTGACTATGCCTTAGAGAAAGCTTTAACTGGAGCAAAAGCAAGGAATGTTAAAGCAGTTAAAGCGTTGTTAGATTTAGAAAACCTTAAGCTAGCTGATGATAAAATCCTAGGCCTAGACGAACAGTTAGAAAAAATCAAAGAAGAAAATGATTTCTTATTTGAGTTAGAGGATAATCAGAAACTGCCAAAGTTTGTTAGTCCCGGTGGAGATGATACAAAGACATCTACAGGAACAATAGACATAAGCAAATTAGCCGAACAGGCAAGTATAAGAAAATAATAAGGAGGAATAAATAATGGCTTTCAATCCAGATAATGTATTATTGCAAGATGCTAAAACAGGGGAAATCCCAACCGAAACAGCAGAGCTGGTTTTAAAAGAGTTTTTAACATCTTCTGTTGTGACTCAGTTAGCAAAGCATGAACCAATGACAAAACCAGTTAAAGAGTTCACTTTCTTAGCAGAAGGACCGGGAGCATACTGGGTAGGAGAAGGACAGAGAATCCAAACATCTAAGGCAACTTGGTTAACTGCTGAAATGGAGGCTAAAAAATTAGGGGTAATTATACCAGTATCAAAAGAGTTCTTAAGATATACTGTAACTGACTTTTTCAATGAGATAAGACCAGCAATAGCAGAGGCTTTCTATACTAAATTCGACCAAGCAGCACTATTTGGAAATGACAGTCCATATGCAGCAGGAACTTCTATATGGGAGAGAATACAAGCAAGTGGTAACACCATCCAAAAAGGTTCTACTGATAATCTATACCTAGATTTAAATGGATTATTAGCCCTTGTTGAAGATGGAGACAATGATCCTGATGGATTTATTACTACTAGAAGATTTAGAAAAGACTTAAGGGGAGCAGTAGACAGTAATAACTTGCCAATATTCAACGATGCAAGAGGCGGAGCAACAGCACAAGCATTAGGATTACCTATAGGATTTGCTGATGGCAAGAGCTGGGATTATGATAAGGCTCATTTGATAACTGGTGACTGGGATTATGCAAGATATGGAGTATTGCAAGGAATAGAATATGCAATAAGTGAAGATGCTACATTGACTACTATAGTTGATGCAGAAGGAAATCCGATTAACTTGTTTGAAAGAGATATGTTTGCGTTAAGAGCGACTATGCATGTAGCATTTATGACACTTAAAGAAGACGCCTTTGCTGCATTAATACCTGAAGCAAATGGCGGTGGAGGAGAAGCAAATGGCGGTGGAGGAGAAGCAAATGGCGGTGGAGGAGTAGAGGGGTAATCCCCTCTACTTTTTATTATATTTATTATAGAGGTGATTAAATTGAAGTTAATAAAAGGGAACAAGGTAATCAATGCTACAGAAAAGGCATATAGAGTTGTTTATAAGGGATTAGGATTTAAGCCTTATGAAGAAAAGAAAGGCTTAAACCAGTTAACAGTATCAGAATTAAGAAAGCTAGCTAAAGTAAAAGGCATAGAAGGATATTCGGATATGAAGAAAGACGAGCTGATACAAGCCCTAAAGGGGTGATGTTATGTATGTAGATTATGAATTTTACTTACAACAAACTTATCATGGAGAAGTACCTCAGGAGAAGTTTGAAAGATTGAATATACAAGCACAAGCAATAATAGACAAATACACTTTTAATCGTATAAAAGAAGCTAACTATAATGTTAAATTTGCTGCATGTGAACTGATAGACTACCTGTATGAGCTAGAGAATAAAGGTGGTAATGAAATAGCCGGTGAAAAAGTAGGCACATATTCAGTAACATATGCAATACCTGGTGAAGGAATCGACCTGGTAAAGAGAAAACAAAGGGATATAGTAAGAAAATGGCTAGGACATACAGGATTGATGTATAGAGGTGTCAGATGATGAGAACTAATGCAGATATAACGATTTACAACAGATACTTCGACAAAGAAACTAGATTGGATAAATATCACAGGACTGTGTTGTATGGAGTATTTTGGGATGAACGAAAAGCAGTAAATAGACTCCAAAGCGGCCTTGAAGATGCTGATAAAGTAACAATAATAATACCTTTTGCAGTAACAACAGATAAAAAATATGTGCCACCTAAGGAATTTGAGAAGCTACAGGATAAGTTCAATTATTTTACTCTTCAAGAAGGAGACCGAGTTGTAAAAGGAGCAGTTGACTTCGAGATAACAGGTAAGGCATCAGATTTAGATAAAGAGTATGAAGCTTTTACCATTACAAGTGTTGATACTAAAGATTTTGGGAGCTTTCACATGAGGCATTGGGAAGTAGGTGCTAAATAATGGGAATGAGTTTTAAAACGAAGGTGCTTATTCATGATATACGGAAGTCTATAGCTAAGAGAGGGCTAGAGGTACAAGGTAGAGTTCAACAATTCATTGATAGCGAAGTATTAAGGCTATGTGACCCTTATGTGCCTATGGATACCGGGCAATTGAAACAGAGTGGTATTAGACACACTAGAATAGGTAGTGGAGAGGTAATATATAAAACCCCTTATGCCAGACGTATGTACTACAATCCCCAATATAGGTTCCAAGGGGCTCCGATGAGAGGAGCATATTGGTTTGAGCGTTTCAAGGCTAACCATAGAGATGAGATACTTAAGGGAGCTGCCAAAGTTGCAGGGGCTAGAGGTGAAAAGAAATGATAATAGACAGCATAAGAAAATATTTTCTTAAGTGCCCTCTACTAGATGAACTAGCTAGGCTTAACGTAGATTATCTAGGAGTAGAACCTGTTGAGTATACAATTGACAGCCAACCTACAACACCTGTAATAAAACGTTACACAGATGGAGGGGCTCTTAAGCAATATACTTTCGTTTTTGGTAGTAGAGAATATTATGGTGCTGATGTATTGCAAAATATTGAAAATAGTGGATTCTTTGAAAAATTTGCTGCATGGGTAGAGGAGCAATCTGAAAAAGGTAATTTGCCAGAATTAGACGGTAATAAAAAGGCAATTTCAATGGAGGTATTAACCTCAGGATATTTATTTAGTGCAAATGAAGACAATGCACGTTATCAAATACAGTGTAGATTAACCTATTATGAAGATTAAAGGAGGAATGTTTTTATGTTTACACCAAGAAGTAAAAAAGTTGCTTTTATGGAAGTGGATAGTGGAACCTTTCATAGAATGAGAGGATTCACAGCCCTTACTACAAATAGAAATCCAAAGGAATATACAAGGCAATATGTAGATGAGAATTATGAAACAACAGATGTTGTTGCAATTTCAACTTCTATGGAATTTACATTTGACCAGATGCAAAATGACCCAGTGCATGAAAAATTAATAGACATAATTGATGGTGAGAAAATCGGTGATGATGCAGTAGTATCTATAGTTGTAGTAGACTTGACAAGACAAGAAAGCACTACTGGAGGTTTTAAAGCTATTAAAAGAGATTTTGTGGTTGTTCCTGGATCTGAAGGAGATAATATGGATGCTTACACTTATAGTGGTACATTCAGGACTAAAGGCGAAAAGATAGAAGGAGAAGCTACTTCCGATGATAATTGGGAGACCTGCACATTTATAGAAGAATAAGGAGGAGGTGCGTATGGCTAGAAAGTTTGAATTTAGGACAAATACACTTGAGTTAGATATTGCTGGACATATCTTTGAAGTAGACCCAACAAACCCTAGACTAATTCAAGAAATGCAGACATTCTCTGAAGAAGCACAAAAGAAGGTAGAGGAACTATCAAAAAGAGAGGATTATGCAAAAGCATTAGAGAAAGCAATACAGTTTTGTATAGATGCTATAGACAAGATTTTAGGTGAGGATGCAAGTAAAAAGATATTTGCAAATAGAAAAGTTAACTTCTTTGACTGTCTAGACGTAATAAATTTTGTTGTATCAGAAGTAAATGAGTTTAGACAACAAAAATTCCAGCAATACTCACCAAATAGAGCTATGAGGAGAGCAAATAAAAAGTAAAAATGAACATCTTAATTGATGTATTACCTGAATATGTAGAAATAGACGGTATAGAGTATAAAATAAATACTGATTTTAGAATAGGTATAATGTTTGAGTTGTTAATACAGGACAATACATTAACAGATATGGAAAAGGTAGAAATAGCATTGAATCTATATTATCCTGAAATACCCCACGACCCGATACAGGCTTTAGAAAAGATATTGTGGTTTTATAGATGCGGAAAAGAATATGATGCAGAAAGCCCCCAGGAAGGCACAGAAGGCACAACACAGCAACAAGCTATATATTCATTTGAGCATGATGCAGAATACATTTATGCAGCATTTTTAGACCAATATGGGATAGATTTGCAGGGCATAGAACACTTACATTGGTGGAAGTTTAGAGCATTATTTAGAGGACTAAAAGAAGACAATCTAATAGTAAAGATCATGGGGTATAGAGCAATTAAGATAGACGATAATATGACTGATTCGGAAAAGAAATTTTATAGAAGGATGAAAAAAATATATGCCCTCCCTGATAACAGGACGCAGGAAGAGAAGGAAAGAGACTTTACAAATGCTATAGCTAGTTTTTTTTAGAAACTAGTGAAATGTAGCAAGAATTGTTATACAATATACTAAAGGAATCATTTGGAAAGGGGAGGGAATAATATGATATGTCCTAAATGCGGAAGTCAGAACGTAAATATTCAAGCAGTTACTGAAACAAAAACGAAAAAGAAGGGCTTGGTTTACTGGTTATTAGGTGGTTGGATTGTTGATTCATTAATGTTTCTTTGGTTAACATTGTTCTGGTTAATAGTAAAAATATTTAGACCTAAAAAAATAACAAGTAAAACTTATAAGATGGCAATATGTCAAGATTGTGGTCATAGCTGGAAAGTGAAGTAGCACCTATTAAGGTGCTGTTTTTATGCTTAAAAGTAGGTGATGGCAAGTGTGGAAGTAAAAAAAGTATGGTATAGGTGTCCAAATTGCAATCAGAAACTATTAAAATATGATGAAATAGATGGCAAGAGCAATAAGCTCTTTATAAAGTGCAAGAATTGCAAAAAAGAAGTTGAAATAAAGATAGGATAGTCAGTGAGCCTAGACAAAATAATTAGCATTTGATATAATATATATGTGGGATAGCCCGACGGGGCGACAAACAAGGTATTCCGAACCTTGCTTCCCACTACATAATAAAATCGGACAAACACTACGGAGGTGTATTTATTATGGCTAAAACTAAAAAATGCAGTACGTGTGGGGAAATCAAGGAGCTTAACACTAATAACTTTGGAAAAAGAAAAGATAGCAAGGATGGTTACTACGGTCAATGTAAGGTGTGCAGGGCAAAGGTAAAAAAGAAACGAGTTGATAACCTTATGAAAGACCCTAAGTATCGAGAAAAAGTAAGAAAATATAATAAAGAATATTATAAAGAAAACAAAGAGAGAATAGCCGAGCGACAAAGGCAACGAAGACAAGAGAACAAAGAAGAAATATCCCGAAAGGATAGGGAATATAAAAGAAGAAACCCACATGTATACAGGAAGGCAAACCAAAAATATAGAGCAAAGAAAAACAAGTTACCATACACTCTAACAATAGGTGAGTGGAAGTATATATTGAAATATTTTAATGATCAATGTGCTTACTGTGGCATGAGCGAGAAAAAAAGCTTGCTTAAGTATGGCGAACGATTACATCAAGAACATTTTATCCCATTGTCACAAGGTGGGGAATACACGCACAACAATATAATCCCAGCTTGCAAATCATGCAACAGTAGTAAGGGCAATAAAAGTTTCTTTGAGTGGTACCCTAATTATGAGCACTATGATGAAGATAGAGAAAAACTTATATTAGATTATTTGGGCTATGAAAATAATATGCAACAACTGAGCATCCTTTAAAGGGTGCTTTTATTATGCAGAAAACTGGGCGATAATAATAGATTAAATGAGCCATTGAGCCATCTATTTTAACCTAAATCTAGCCTAGAAAGAGAGGTGAGGATATGGCTGATGGCTCTTTGATTTTCGATACAAAAGTTGATGATAAAGGATTTCATGAAGGTCTAGAAAAATTAAAAAATACAGGCACTAAAGCTTTACAGGCTATAGGCAAAGCAGTAGTGGCTGCTGGAGCTGCTATTGGAGGATTGGGTGTTACTGCTACTAAAGTTGGAATGGATTTTGAAAAGTCTATGACCAGAGTTGGTGCATTGTCTGGAGCTACAGAGTTAGAATTCAAGGCACTAGAAAAAACAGCTTTAGAACTAGGCAAATCTACAGTATTTAGCTCAAGTCAAGCTGCTGAGGCTATGCAATATTTAGCAATGGCTGGCTTTAGTGTGAATGAGACTATCGCTGCAATGCCAGGGTTGCTTAATATAGCTGCAGCAGGACAAACTGAACTTGGTGTAGCTGCAGATATTACTTCAAACATTTTATCGGGCTTTGGATTAGCAGCAGAAGAGGCAGCAAGGGTAGCAGACGTATTAACTAAAGCTTTTACTTCCTCAAATACTTCACTTGAAAGTTTAGGCGAAACTATGAAATATGCTGCACCAGTTGCAGCTGCAGCAGGATTTAGTCTTGAAGAGGTAGCAGCGGCTGCAGGCCTTCTCGGTGATGCCGGAATACAAGGAGGTATGGCAGGTACCGTACTTAGAGGTGTGATGTTAAGACTAGTTAACCCACCTAAACAAGCAGCAGAAGCTTTAAGTGCTTTAGGGGTTTCCATAACAGATTCATCAGGCAAAATAAAACCGCTTGCACAAATAGTTAAAGAACTAGAAGAAGCCACAGAGGGTATGACAGAAGCACAAAAAACAGCCATCATATCCCAAATAGCAGGTCAGAACGCAGCAAGTGGGCTTCTTGCAATTATGGAAGCTGGGGGAGACACTTTAGCAGCTTTTACCAAAGAATTAGAAAATGCAGGCGGTACAGCAGAAAGAATTGCAAATCAACAAATAGACAACCTTGCAGGAGATATTGAAATCCTTAAATCTGCTTTAGAATTTACAGGTATAACTATATATAAATCTTTTGATACACCACTAAGAAATGTGACACAGACATTAACTAGTTATATAGAGGAAATAAATAAAACATTGACAAAACATGAAGATATAATTGCATCAGCTGAAAGACTTGGAATGACTGCAGAAGAACTGGGGTTTGACTTAGCGCAAATCCCCACAGGCCTTGAGGGTGCAATTGGAATTTTAGGCGAACTGTTAGCAGATATTGTTGTGCAAGTTACTAACTTTGCACCAAAGCTATTACAAGCAGCAGTAAATATGATACAAGCTTTCTTAGATGGTATAAGACAGAATCTTCATCTTATTACTGAAGCTGCATTAAACCTTGCACAAGCCTTTATAACTGCTTTACTCCAAATACTACCAGAATTAGTGATTCTAGGAGCAGAACTTATAGTCTCTTTAATTACAGGCGTTGCTGCAATGTTACCTGAGTTAATCACACAAGGGATAAATACTGTAATTACTATAGCAGACACTATTATTAACAATCTACCCCTTATTATAGATGCAGGAATACAACTTATCATGGCCTTGGCAGAGGGAATCATAAATAATTTGTCTACAATTATCCAAGCAGGTATTCAGACTGTTTTATCAATTATAGATGGAATATCTCAATCTCTTCCACAGTTATTGGAAGCTGCAATAGAAATAATAACTAAATTAGCAGAAGGTTTGATTGAAAATTTAGATTTACTCTTGAATAGTGCTATTCAAATTGTAGAAGCGCTAACTAGTTTTGTAATAGAAAATGTAAATTTATTGGTAGATGCAGCGCTAGAAATTATAACAGCACTTATAGATTTCTTAATAGAGAATCTGCCAATGCTTATCGATAGTGCTGTAGAGCTAGTAATGGCTATAGTAGAAGGATTAATAAATAACGTTGGGTTGCTAGTTGATGCAGCTTTACATCTTGTTACAGGCATAGTACAGGGGTTACTTAACAATTTACCTTTATTAGTAGAAGCCGGAATAAATTTAGTATATGCAATTATTGATGGATTGCTACAAATGATACCACAATTAATAGCAACCGGTATTCAACTTGTATTTGAACTTATTGGCGCGATATTAAGCATGATACCACAGATAATTTCTACAGGCGTGCAGTTAGTAGGAGAACTAGTAATTGGTATATTACGAGCAGCCCCACGGCTTTTGACTGCTGGAGTAACACTTGTTCAAACAGTAATAGGGGGTATAAAAAGTGTGTTTTCTGGAATTGTAGAGGTAGGGAAAGATTTGGTAAGAGGACTCTGGGATGGCATAATAAGCTTAAAAAATTGGATTCTAGGAAAAGTAAGAGGTTTTGCGGAAAGTATAATAGATGGAATTAAGAGAATATTTGGAATCAGGTCCCCATCTGCAATAATGAGAGATGAAATCGGAGAAAATTTAACCTTAGGGATTAGCGTAGGATTTGAAAAAGGTATACCTGAATTGCAGAGGGATGTTGAAAAAGAACTAGGAAGATTAGTAGAAAGAATGAAGGCTACCGTTGAATTAGAAGCTTCAACTATAGGTATGAAAATAAGCGCAGGAAGCGGCGTATCAAAGGTTACTCATAATATTATTAATAACGATAATGGCATAACTCAAAACATTAACATCAATCAACCTGTAGAATCGCCAAGTGAAGTAGCTAGGCACATTAAGAAAGTAGGGAGGGAGCTAGCCCTTGGATACTAAATTTATCAATTTAAGATTTGAAAGTAACAGAAAAGTTATAGAAGTCGGCAGGGGCAAGCCCTATCGACTTCTTAATATTGAAGGTATAGAAGCTGGAGAAATGGAACTAAGCACTGCAGATAATGTACTATATGATGGCAGCAAGATAAGAAATCGGCGTATTAAATTCCGCCCAATAACTATTGAGTGTGAATATACTGGAGATGATAAAGAAGCCCAAAGAAGGTTTCTCGCCGGTTTCTTTAATGTGCACTATGATGGAATACTTAAAATAGATTATGCTGGAGTTAAAAGAGAGACTCTATATATAGTAGAAGGATTTAGAGCTAAATTAGAGAATATCTATAATCCTCTAAGGTTTTTAGTCCATCTATACTGTCCAGACCCGTTTTGGTTAGATAACTTTGAAATATCAGAGGAAATAACTACTTGGATAGGTGGAATTAGTTTTCCGCTAAAATTGCCTACTAAATTTTCCACAGCAGGTTCAAGAATAATAAATGTAGTAAATAATGGAGATGTAGAAACTCCAGTTAAAATTGAGATATTCGGTCCAGCAACGAATCCAAAGATAGCTTTACGAGAAACAGGGGACTTTATAAGAATCAAAGATACTCTAACTGCTGATGATATAGTTACAATTACTACAGAATTCGGTAATAAACGTGTAGAGAAAAATGGGCAAAATGCTTTTAATATACTAGATTTGCCTGATAGCACTTTTTTCAGCCTTCAAGTAGGAGATAATGTAATCGAATTCACTACAGAGGACGTATCTAACAATGCTAATGCAAAAATATCATATAGGAACAGATATTTAGGCATATAAGGAGGTGGAATTATGGCTGAATATTTCAGATTCTTCAATAGTACTGAACAAGATGTAAGAGAATACCAAGCTAGCGAATTTGCAGAATATTTTGAGGCATTTATACCGGATGGAGTATACTTTGCTGATGGTTTGGTTGTCACTAATGGGACTGGACTAGAAGTTATTCTTGGTACTGGGTGTGCGAATATAAGAGGATATTTTTATAAAAATGATGCACCGATAACTTTTACATTGGATCCAGCGGATAGTGTATTAAATCGAATTGATAGGATAGTAATAAGGCTAGATATAGTAAACAGAACAATGAAAGCAGTGTTAAAAAAAGGGGCATTAGGAAGCTCCCCTACACCTCCAGCACTAATTGATGATGCAAGTGTAAAAGAGATACCTATCGCACAGGTAAAAGTTAACAAGGGTGCAACAAGTGGGGTTATAGTTGATGAAAGAGTAATAATACCTTCACTTAAAGATATCGGCGTAAGGACATTCACAGGCAAGGCAGAAAATCCTACCATGAGGCCAGGGGATATATGGATGAGGGAGTTGGACTAAATGGTAGTTAATATCATAGATAGGAACTTCAGCTTTTTAGGCCAGATTGATAATTACGAAAGTTTAATACTAACAAAAAAATGGCATAACATAGGCAGTTTTGAATTGCATTTGCATGAAGATACCCAATATGCCGACAAACTACAAAAAGAAAACATAATATTTACAAGTGAAAATAAGGCATTTGTAATAATGCATAGAGAAGTCAGTACAACAGATGGTTCATTGGTAGTAAAAGGGCTGGAAATCAAATCTTTTCTTGCAAGATGGCTAGTATTCCCCCCAACAGGACAGGCGTATTATAGGGTAAATTCCAATACTGAAACCATAATAAAAACATATGTGCTAGCCACCCTAACAAGAAAAGGAATTAACAATATTATAGTAGCACCAAACCAAAACAGGGGAATGCAAACTGTATATCAGAGCAGGTACAAAAACCTTGCTGATGAATTAGAAAAACTATCCTTGGCAAGTGGTTTAGGATGGGATATTTACCTTGATTTAGAAAACAAGCAATTTATTTTTGATGTATTTGAAGGCCAAGACAGAACAGCAGGGCAAAATACACTACCTCCTGCAATATTTTCTATAGAATATGATAATGTAGCAGAGCAAACTCTTATTGATAGCAGAATGAATTATGCAAATACTGCAATCGTTGCAGGGCAAGGTGAGGGCGAAAATAGGGCGATAGAGATAGTTGGGGATTATAATAATGGTCTAGATAGTTTCGAGTTATTTGTTGATGCAAGAGATATTGAAGATGATACAGACTTGCCCGAAAGAGGCCAGCAAAAGTTAGCAGAGATGCAAGAAGTATTTTTCTTTGACAGCCAAGTCCTGACTGATAAAAACCTTGTGTATGAAGAAGATTTCAAGCTTGGTGACTTGGTAACTATACAAAACACAAAATGGAATATAACAGCAGACAGAAGAATAACAGAAGTAACAGAAATATACGAAGAAAATGGTTTTAGGCTTGATATTGCTTTTGGAGAAAGCATACCAACTATAAAAGATGTGATAAAACAAGCTACAGATGTCCCAGTAGTATAAGGCAGTAGCAAGGGGGAATCAGGAGAAGAACAAGAATTATAACAAGTGCTATTGAACCTACACTTGATGCAGGCGACGAATGGCATAAAAAAATATAAGGAGGGATATTATGGCAGATTCAATTATTTCACAAGAAGTTAATATAGAAATGTTAGAAAAATTAACTGATGGTACATTTAAAATTAAGTACCCTAAAACTAAAGCAGACTTAGTAATAGGTTTAACAAAAGGACATGTCGGATTAGGAAATGTTCAAAACTATGGTATAGCAACTAAATCACAAGCCGAGGCAGGTACAGTAAATACCGCTTATATGACACCATTGAGGGTAAAGGAGGCAATTGTTTCATTGGCGGGAGCTAAGCCAATAACTGGAACGTATACAGGTACAGGGTCAAAAGACAGATTGATTGCAGTTCAAGGTTATCCTGTGTTGGTGGTTATTATATCAAGAGAGTATTTAGCTTGGGGGAAGACTTCTGGAGTAATATCACGATATAGGTCGGGTGCTTTTGGAAATAGTAGGGGGGCAGACCAGACCATTGTAAATAATGGATTTTATGTATCAAGTGGTGATGATGTAGATTTTAATAGGTCAGGAACTGTTTATGATTATATTGCATTTTTATAAGGGAGTGATTAAATGATAATTAGACAAGATGGGACATTTGAAACAAATTCTCTATTTCCTAACACAAACTGGTATCCTGAAGAAGACAACTACATCATAGATGAAACTACAGAAGAAGGTCAACTATTGGCTAAGACATATATAGAAAACTATCCATTCGTAGATTTTGAACATGATGGCGAATTTGTTACGAGAGTAATTGTGTTAGATAAGCCTGAACGACCTCCAGAATTACCTGGAAAGCAAATAGTTTTAAAACAAGACGAAGAAGGTAATTGGTACTATGAATACGAGGATATACCAAAATCGAAAGAAGAAATACAAGATGAAATAATATCTTTATTAGGACAAGAAGTTACAAACCTTAAAGTAGATAATATCCAAAAAGATACTATCATAGATACATTAGGTCAAGAATTAACTAATATTAAATTACAATTAATTATGGGAGGTGAATAACATGGCATTTTGGAAATTAGCATATAAAATGGGTTGGATTGATGCAGAAAAACTAAGATTAGTAGTAAAAACAGATGATAATCCTAAAGGGGAAATAACACCAGAAGAATATAAAGAAATCACTGGGATAGATTTCTAGTTAAGACGGATAAAGATAAAAATGTGCAACTAAATAGATTTTAATTCAACACTTATAGCAGGGTGTATTTTTTATGCCCTGCTTTGTTTTGTCAATTTGGAGGTGACTTGTTTTGCAGCTTAAGGAATTTGATATTATTCTTGATATAAAAAGACCAATTAAAAATGAATATATAGAAGTAGTACAGGGAGATTATGGTACAAATGTGCTTAATATACAGTTACGAGATGGGCTAAATAACTATGATTTGACTGACACAAAAACAGAAATAGTATTTGCAAAGCCTGACGGAACTACAGTTATACAAGACGAAAATAATGGTGTAGCGGTAGTAAACGCAACAGAAGGCAGAATGACTTGTACACTCAACACAAATACAATAGCAAGTCCAGGTAAAGTAGTAGCAGAAGTAAGAGTAAGTGATTTAGAAGGGAAATCGTTGACTACTGCAAGATTTAATTTCTTTGTAAGAAAGCCTTTAATTACAGATGATGCTATTGAATCTACAAATGAATTCCCTATTTTAAACCAACTAATAACTACTACTGAGGGGTTAATACAGCAAGTAGAACAAATAGAAAAACAGGTACCTGAAAACGTAGTAGATGAATTAAATAATTTAAGTGCCCTAGCAGGACAATTGCAATCTGAATTAAATTCACATAAGGCAGAAATGGCGACAGAGTTATTCCATAGTAAATCTACAGATCACAATTCGAGGAAAGCATTTATGACCTTTGTAGATGATGATGGAAACAGTGAATTTTACACCAAATGGAAACCTATAATAGAGAATAAAAATATTCCAGTCACATGTGCATTAATAACAGGTAGAATTGGAGATTCTGGTTATTTAACCATAAACCAAATTAAAGAATTAAAAGAACTAGGAGTTGAGTTCGTATCACACTCTCACGACCATTCATATCTTGGAGAATTAACAGAAACAGAATTGAGAACAAATTTTGAATTAAGCCAAGCGTTCCTCAAACAACATGGATTAACACATGATATTTTAGTATACCCATACGGTAGCCAATCTATTCTACTCAGACAAGTAGCAAGAGAATATTTTTCTTGTGGGGTAGATATTTTAGAGGGAATTAATGTACCACCAATTAGTACGTACCGCCTCAGAAGAAAAGGATGGTGTGAAGCTGGTAGGACAACATTAGAAGATCATAAAGCGGTTATAGACGAAGTTGTTGCTAATGGTGGCTGGTTGATTTGGAAAACACATGCAGGATATTCAGATTTTACAGGAGAACAATTAGAATGGATATCCGAGATAATCGACTATGCGAGGAACTTGGGTGTTGAAATAGTATCTGTAAAAGAAGGATTACAAAAAAAAGGTAATCCTGTTGATATTGGGGATATTGAAAGTCACTCTTGGAAAAATGTAGCAATTATAGATAGTGAAGGAAACGCTTACGGACAAAATATTGGTTCGCATAAATTTATATCTTATTCTCAAAGTGGTATTGATATAAATGGTGATATAAGTCAATTTACAAAAAATTGCAAAACTGTTTTTCAAATAAACAGTGCTGATGTAACACCTGAATTAGGACTTCCTGTAAATAGACCTGGCTTGTTAGAAGTTTATAGAGGGATATCGGATTCTTTTGGTGAACAAATATATCACCAATACAGAACAGGTTTTAAATACACTAGATATTGGGATGATAATAATTCTGCTTGGTCAAACTGGATGCTACTTAATCCAGTTGCGTATTTAGGACTTAATGGAGTAACCCCAGACACACCACCAACTGATGATAAATTAAGGGGTTTATTTACTATTACTTTTATTAATGCATCTGGTTCTACAGGTTTTCCAGAAAATTCGCCTGGTTTATTGCTAACATACGCTAATTATACAGCGAACCGTTTCCCAAGGCAAGAATATACAGTTTATGATACAAATAAAAAATACACTAGATATTGGGATGATAATAATTCTGCTTGGTCAAACTGGATGCTACTTAATCCAGTTGTGTATTTAGGAACTAATGGAGTAACCCCAGATACACCACCAACTGATAAGAAATTAAGGGGTTTATTTACTATTACTTTTATTAATACATCTGGTTCTACAGGTTTTCCAGAAAACAAAGCAGGACTACTACTGACCTATGCTAATAATACAGTGTCACGATTCCCAAGGCAAGAATATACAGTTTATGATACAAATAAAAAATACACTAGATATTGGGATGATACAGCATGGACGGATTGGGTGCAAATAGGTGGTGGAAGTGGTTCAACTGCTAACAGACCTACCGATGTGCATACTGGGTATATGTATTTCGATACGACACTAGGAAAGCCCGTTTGGTGGAATGGAACTGTTTGGGTAGATGCGAATGGCGAAACTGTCTAAGGAGGGATTAATATGGCATTAACTAAACAAATTGAAACAAGTCAAGGCATTTTATTAGAAAATGCTTATATAAAAATAATAGAGCAAAGTGGTAACAAAGAAAATATCAATATAAGAGTTGGTATTTTTAAAGATATGGATGCGAGCAGAAATGGTAAAGAGTTTTTAGAACAAAAGTTATATAATTTTGTTCCAACATTAGACGAGAATTTTATTAAGCAAGGGTACGAATACCTAAAAACATTAGATGAATATGTAGATGCGACAGATTGCTAAGTCGTATAAGGATAATTATATGTAACACCTAAGCAGGGCGTATTTTTTATGCCCTGCTTTCCTCAATTTTGGGAAGAAAGAGAGGTAATTGGATGAATGGATAGCAAGGTTTGGGAAGAAAAACATAGACAAATAGATTATAGATTAGATGTACATGAGAAACGACTTAACAACCATAGTGAAAGATTAGATAGAATAGAACTTGCAAGTGGCAGATTGGAAGAAAGATTAAATAACCTTATAACAAAATTGGAAAATTTAAATAAGACTATGAAATGGTTTATAGGTTTATTAGTAGGAGCTTTTATAAGCTTCTTTTTTTATGCAGTCCAGCAAGGACTGTTTAATTAGGAGGTGATTAAGTGAAAGTTATCCAAAACTTAGTATCTCCATCTAAATACAACATCAAATGCCCCTATTCCATGAATCCAGAGTTTATCATAGTTCATAATACAGCAAATGATGCAAGTGCAAAAAATGAAGTTGCTTATATGATTAACAACAATAACAAGGTATCTTTTCACTATGCAATAGATGATAAGGAAATAGTGCAAGGTATTCCAGAAAACCGCAACGCTTGGCATGCGGGTGATGGCAATGGCCCTGGAAATAGAAAAGGTATAGGTATTGAAATATGCTATTCAAAATCAGGTGGAAAGAGATTTGAGGAGGCTGAAAAATTAGCTGCAAAGTTTATAGCGTATAAGTTAAATGAAAAAAATTGGGGAGTTGATAGAGTAAAGAAACATCAAGATTTTTCGGGGAAATATTGTCCTCATAGAACGCTAGATATGGGCTGGCAAAGATTTTTAAACATGGTGCAAGCAGAATTAAATAAGTTAAAGGGAGGTAATGCTGTGACTAAGCCAGATAAAAACACTCCATCCAGCTGGGCAAAACCATCCTGGGACTGGGCAAAAAAAGAAGGATTTTTAGATGGCACTAGGCCAAAGGATTCCGTAACACGAGAAGAATTGGCAGTAGTGCTGCAAAGGCTGGTGAAGAAACTTGGATAAGATTTCAGAGAAGGACCTAGAGGAGTTATTAAACCTTAAAAAGAAGCAAAAGAAAAAAGGCAGATTCTCAAAATTTATAGTGACACTTGTCATCCTATTAAATGTAGCCTTTACTGCAGCGGTACTATATGTTTATTTACAGGTAGGAAGTGAGCCACAAGTCCTTATAGGAGCCTGGTTTGCATTTACAACAGGAGAATTATGGATGTTATCCAGCATAAAAAAGAAGAAAATAAAGGAGGGCAACGATGAATATTGATATAGATATAATGGTTAAGGTAATCATACCGATTTTAGGGGCTATCGTAACATATCTAATAGTTCCTTTTATTAGACAAAAAACTACAAAAGAGCAAAGAGAAAATATTTATTTTTGGGTAAAAGTAGCAGTAACGGCAGCAGAACAGATATACAAAGAAAAGGGGCAAGGAAAGCTTAAAAAAGAATACGTTGTTGATTTTTTAGTTAGCAAAGGAATTAATATAACCATTCAAGAATTAGATGTACTTATAGAGGCAGCGGTAAAAGAATTGAATATTATTCAAGAGAAAGTAG